CGGGTTCTCGACGCACCCAATCTGTATGACATCAGCGGGGTACGATGAGGCATAGGCACACACGGCGTCCGGGTCAACCAAGTCCGATGGGATTTGACCTGACAGCCGCATCCACCACAGGCTGCAAAAGTCTGATTGCTCTTGCGTCACGTTGTCGCCGCAACAGTAGTCGGGGATTCCGCTTACTTCCTCGCCGCACCAGTACCGGTGGCATTCAAGGACGCGAATAAGTCCAAAGCCTAGGTCGCCCTCAAACCAAACTCTGCTTTCAAAGCCATTGCAGCACTCGCAGGGATCTCCAGGGTTTGAACCGAACGCTTGCACCCACTCGCCGCCAACCTGTTCGCAGTAATCGACCTTGTATTGGTAGTAGCCACAGCACGTTGAGCCCGGCGGGCATCCGCCGCCGCAGCAGCAATTGCTGTTAGTTGCTAACTTACCATTAACTATTAATAATTTTCCATTATTAAAATAAAGAGGACTCATCACCTATCCTTAACTTCTTTATTCCATTTATGCCAGCCTTTATTTGGCAAATAGTTACCCTCATCATCTTTGCGTTTTGGAAATAGAGTGCCACCCTTTTTATGCTGACCAAATGCTAGTATAGCACCACAATCACATCGTAGTTCATAATAATCATTATCTTCAACATTACGAACCACAAATCTGATACTATCCTTACCGCACAAACCACAATTTTTCTCGCCAAAAATTTCTTGAATAATAGCTAATTCCTTAAATACTTCTTTTTGACCAGCACCCTCAAGTTCAAATTGTAGTTTATCACTAACCTTGTAATTTAATTTCATATAACACCCTACTTCCAGTTTGTGTCATATCCTTTTATATCCTCAGTGATTGCGGAAATATCTTGCTGATATGACGATAATAGTTTACTAATTTCAATAGCATTTGCATGCTCTATATTATAGATATTCTTGCTTTCGTATCCAAGTTTTTCTAGCATCTTATTAACATTGATATCTAGTCTTTTACTAAGAACATCAATAAAATTAATCTGATTATTAGTAATCTTATTTACAGTATCATGATCAGGATGGTCCTCAATATCTTTGGCCAATTCTTCCGCAGCCACTACTTTGCGTAGTTTAAGTGCTCGTCTTAATGCTCGTCCTTCGGCTCGTGTTTCGGCAACGGCAACCGGATGATTTCTAAACACCTTGTCGCAATTACCCCAATAAACGTCCGCAGCGCCGCTCACAGTCCTCATATTTAAAAGCATGGGATCGCTGTTGCTGTCGGAATTATTTAATATATAGCCTATGGTATGAACCACAGTTGCTCGTTTTTCGTTGTTAATATCGGGGGTTTGAACAACATTACTAGTAGATTCTACAACAGCACAATTTAATGCTATTTCAAAGACACGCCTTAATCCGTCCGTAGTAGGGTTGCCGCTTATTTTCTCGTCATCAGACAACAATCCTAGAACATAGTCTGTCCAACCAATATCGTTTTGATTAGGCTTATTCATATCATTTGTGTTTTTGGTCGATTCCGAACACACCGCCTCTACCTCCGTAGTTTCTGTAGAATTCTTTTTTGGTCTTGCCATCATTTTAGTCTCCTATTTCTATAGTCCTATTATTGGGTTCCGGAAATTTATTTTTTATTTTTGCAAGCTCGTCTAGAACTGATTGTGCTATTAAACTCGCTCGTGCTGGTGAGAAATCCTTGGTTTGCTTTATTCTTATGATAGCACAGCCTTTGCCGAGCAAAAGTCCTGTTTTTTTATTGTCATACTTGATGTTTCTTTTTAAAGATTCTTCTCCCCAAACTGGCAAGAAATGCGACGGACCATCAACTTCTATAGCAGTATTAATTTCTGGTAAAAATATATCTATCTGTAGTTTTGTATTCAGTAAGTTTTGTTCTTTATGAAATTCTACTCGATATCCATTTTTAATCAAACTATCCAATAAAAACTTTTCTAACTTAGACCCAGTCTTACTAGACGATCTTACAGCCTCATTGGCTAGTTTTACCATTCGTTCTTTTTGATCTTCGCTCATGGACTCCCATGTGTCTTTGGCTTTTTTTTGCCTTTGTTTAAATTCTTGCTCGGTCAGATTCTCCCAACTTTGCATAACAGACAAACCTATTTTAGCTTTGACATCATCTGGTCTTTTTTTACCCTTGGTCGGATGCTTTATCGTACCATTGCTTAAAGCATTTTTTTGAGCTTCGCTTTTTGTTCTAATTGGTATATTTAATTTTTTTGCATCTCTCCGAATCTTATTAGAATAGGAGCCTAAATCATCCGCAATTTGCTTAAATGATTTTTGTTCTTTGATGTATAGCTTTTTTAATAACTCTGTTTTTTTTTCATCGGATAAATTTTCATAATTCATTTTATTCTATCCCTATATCTTTTAGTTGACGTAATTTTATAATCCCATGACTTTCGTAATCGAAAGTATCATTTGGATCGTCTAGAACATAATAACGATTATTATTAAATATTTCTAAAAGCCAAAGATCCTCACTATTTTTTATCACCACATTATGACTGCCATTAGCCAAATACATAGTATGAAAATTTGGTATATAAATATTAGTTTTTAGTAAATATGCGTCAGTATAGAACGCGTATTTATACTTATAAATTAATTCTTTTTTTACAAGCATGTTTATAAGTTCCACAAATGCTTGTTCTTTAAAAATATTTTCGTCTATAGTTTTATAATATAGACTTATATCAATTATTTTTGATGAATTTTGTAATTCCATTTTTTTGTCTCGCATTATTAAAAAAGATGAATAGGTTTTTATTTATCGGTCTGGTGGCTATTAACGAACCTTGATTTACCAAAAAATTAATAATTTCAAAATATAATAAGTTATTTCTGTGGATGCTGATATTTTTTAATATTCTAGTTGTGTCTGATTCTGATAGATAAAACATATTTGTGAATTTGCAGTCTTCTAAACCAAAAAACATATGTGTTATAATATCAGTATTATCTTTTGTAATTCCAACATCTAATTCGTTACTGGCTTTATTTTTAATAGATAAGATAAAAGAATCAGCAAATTTTAAATTATTGATGATATCTTTTGAGTATACACAACCATAGTCTATAAAAAAGATATTTTTATATTTGGCTTCTTCCGATATTTGAACTATTGGATTAACAAGTTCTTTGTGTTCAATAATCTTTGCTTTTTCTGAGAAGTGTTTTTGAATTTTTTGAGTTTCAAAATTAGTTATAATAATAATTTCATATGGTATTTTTTTATTATGTCCAGATATTATATTACCTATTTGATAGTCTAATAATTTTTTTTTATTAAACTCCATCAAACATTTTGAGCCTTTTGATTTCATGCCTTTGTCTATATAACAAGCAATAATAGCATACGTTATACCAGTCATAGCTTAGTACATTCTATATAATAGTTTATGCCATTTATAAATTTTATTTGATTAATTTGCAAATTTTGTCCACTTAAAAGAGATTTGATGTTTCCAAAAGTAAACATATGTTTTTTACCCAAACCATAAACTATCATATTAAACATCGACGGAGTAATCTGGTTGTTTATTAAACTAGAGCATACAGACAATATATCCGTACCCTGCACATACAATCTACTGCCCTTTTTCATTTTAGATAATATGCCGGAAAGAACCTCTAAACTATCCGCTTCACTAAAATATTCTAATAGATCGGATATTAATATATCATTGCAAGATTCATTTTTTTTATGTTTTTTAAAAAATGTTTCTAGATCTATAAACTCAAAATTATCTAGATCTTTATTTGATTCAAAAATATGAATAAAGTAATTAGTGTCTTTTTGTATTAATTTTGATATTTTATTTAATTTAGTTTTTTTTGCCATTTTATTTTATCTTATTTATTTTAATTTTAAAACTTTGCTTACACATATTATACATTATGTTTTTCCATTTTGGTTTATTTTCCAATGCTAGATCAATAATATCATCATGTATTTTATTCCAAGAAAAATATATATCCTTAGATAAAGCTATTTGAGATACAGGACTAATTAAAAACTCACTTTTGGTTTGATTTGTTACCAACTCTGGTTTTGTGTCGTGGTCTATAATAATTAGTGGAGTATGAAAAAATTTAGCTAATTCTATACTTTTTTCTAGGTGTGTTAATCTATTATTACAAATTATAATAGTGGGCTCCATATTCCCATAATAAGAATCTTCAAAATCTACCACAAAAGATTTTGGAAATATTTCTTTAAAGTAGTTTTTGCAGTATTGACTCTCATGACGCGACATACATATGTTTATTGTCGGATCAGCCGTCACAGCTTCTTTATTTATAATATTGGCTATCATATGTTACTAATTAATGAAGAAATTTTATCTATAGAAAAATCTAGTATTTGTTCTTTTTGTTTTTTGATTCTTATTTCTTTAGATTCTGAGGATTCATTTATAGCATTGCTCATTTGATCAAATATGCTATGTATCACAGGCTCGTGAATAAGTTGTTGTGGCGTATTATACATAGGAAATAGTCTATCCGCATCAAAACAGTTATTAGTAACGCTATCTACATAAAATCCACAACCATTTTTAACTATGTCGTGACTGCCTATTTTTTTGTTTACTATTATACTATTTTCAAAAGACATAGCTTCTAATGTTGAGTGTCCAAAACTTTCTCCGCTAGAAACATTGATAAAACAATCATTATTATTATGTATATAGTACATAGCCTCTGTTTTAACATCTCCAACAACTATTTTGGGTTTCTTCTTTATTTTTGATGTTTTATATAAATCGTATATTTTAGAAAATTCGTATTCGATTTTATCTTTTATTATAATTTCTTCGCCTAAATAAGACTTGGTTTTAATAACTAGTTCCACGTTCTCATACTGTCTTATTAGATCTATAAAACACAAAAGAACTTTTTGTATATTTTTTTTGTCTATAAAGTCGGCTATGCAATAAAAATTAAAAGTTGTCTTTTCTGTTTTTTTTGTACTATTTCTATATTCTCTAATACTATCAAGATCTATAGGCTCTGGCACAATATGTATATTAGCAGATGTTTGTTTGTTAAGTTGATTATAAACAAAAGAGGATCCAACAATTATATCATCCATGATATCCAAATATTGAAAGACATTATTCTTATAATTAAAAGAATCCAGATGAACGATCCCTATGTGTTGATCAAATTTGCTGTTAAAACAAAACTGATGAGGAAAACAGTGTTGAATAACCTTATGGTATTTTTTACTAAAATTGGATTCTAGTTCCAAAATATCTTGATCAATTTCTTCTTCGGGACATCCTTTAAAAATATTATATATTGGTCTTACGCTAATATTATGTCCACTATGGATAAGGGCCTTTAAATAGGATCGTGATGCGTTTCCTATTCCGCTAAATTCTCTATATGGTCCGATATATAGTATATTATCCATTATTATTTATTTAAAAAGATCTCGCCAGATATGTCTATTTCACCATTACGAAGTTTTTCACAATAAATTTTATTATTTAGAAATACCTCTAAAGACTTAACAACATGTTGTTTTGGAGCTTTATTTTCTCCAATATTATTGGTATCATAAGATTCATCCATATATCTAATAAGATTTTGTACAAAATGTGTTTGCTTTAATCTGGGTTCACATAATATATTCTCAACGATAAAATTAACAAACTCTCTATTAGATAGTTTATCTGGAACATTTAAATTTTGAGTTATCATTGGTTTATTCCAACAATTTTTTGGTTCAAGACTATCAAAAACATCACATAGTTTTTCTGCCGTTTTATCCCAACTATAATTTTCTAAAAGAAGCTTTCTTGTTTGTTTAGAAAGTTCTGTTTTCTCTTTTTTACTCAAAGAGATCCAGGATAAGACCTTGTTTACAAGATCAGAATTTATAGGAGTGGCTCTATCCGACCCAGTCTCTAGTTCTTTTGCTAAAACACAATCTATTGGCGTTCCATTTACTTTAGCCAGTATTTCGCTCATTCCACTGTAATTTACGGCAAACAAAGGTACGCCGCATGACACAGCCTCTAATTGTGGAATTCCTAATCCTTCACATATGGCATATTGTACATAGATATCAAATAAATTATATATTTCTGCAAGTTGATTGTTGTCTAAACCATTAATAACATTTGGAAATATGCAATGCCCAGCATCATCTGGGCAATTTATTCGTGCGCCTTTATATAGAGAACAATAGGCTTTCTTATTATTTGGATTATAATATGTAAATAATACATTATTATAAACACCGTATTCTTGTAAAAGCTCTGGTATATTCCATCCTTGGGCTTCCGGAAACGAAGTGTGCAAATAAAGAAAAATCTTTTGATCTGTTTTATTTATTAGATCTCTTAGTGAGGCAAATAATTCTGGTATTAGCTTTCTTTTTTGATTTCTCATGACCGACCCTATTATTATAGCATCGGAAGGAATGTTGTATTTTGCTTTGTGATATGATTTGGTCCAAGTTACTGGTTTAAATACATCGCTATCCACAGAATCAGAAACACACCCAGAAAACTTAATTTTATTATTAACAGAAAGCAGATAGTTTGCTGCCCAGTCGGTATGTGTTAAAACCGTGTCTGCGTTATTAAACGTTCTAAGCCATTCTGTTTTTTGTGGAATAGAATCTATAGTGGGAGCAACAACCCAATGAAAATAACTTAATAGTGGAGACATTTCTTGATACGAAAACATCCAATAGTCTCTTATATCAAAAACTATATCTGGCTTGAAGTGTAAAACAACCTTTTCAAATCTCCATTGGCCAAATTGATTAATTGGATTAGACTTATATACTTCAAAGTCTTTGTGTCCTTCGGCTACGATATTGGGATATACTTTCCAAGGAACATCTTTGACATAAGAATCACTACAATAAGACGCGAATTCTGCTATTTCATAGTTCGGATTTTTATGTAGTCTAGATAAAATCTCTTTTGTATATCGACCGAATCCCGAATTTATACCATGAAATTCGGCGCACATTAGAATTCTTTTTTTTGACATGCTAATTAAGATAGGGTTGATTGTTGATATAGCATTTAAAAAAGACAGGGGATGTTTCCATCCCCAAGTCTTTAATAAATATTTAGGATTTAGAAAGCGACAGTTTCTTCTGCTGACTCTCGCTTCTTTAACTTTGTAATCTTTGAGAAATTATTTACTCTAACTTTAAGTGTCGAGTGCTTGACACCATCCTTTTCCCAATTATCGTTCCTCAGACTACCTTCGATCATTACCAGATCGCCCTTCTTAAAGGACTCACCAATAACTTCTGCTCCGGTATCCCATGCTTCACATTGAACATATGAAACAATCTTATCTTTAGTTCCATTAGCTCTTGTAAAATCCTTTGATACAGCAACGGTGAATGAAACAACAGATGTTTGCTTCTCTCCGCTATTAACTGTTCTTAATTCTGGATCGCGCGTTAGATTACCTCTTAAAATTACAATATTCATGTATCAACTCCTTATTTTTGCTAAAATTCAAAACCATTACTTTAATATAAACGAAAATTCGCCAAAGTCAAGTCAAACAACAAAACATTTTTTTACAACTGGTGTATGGTCTTTTTTTGATTTTTGACCATTAAACATTAAAACTCTTCCAATTTCTAATAAATTTTTCATTTCCGAATATTCATCCGGAAAAACAACACAATCTATGCTTCCATAAGAATCTGATAGTTTTAGAAAGCACATTTCCTGTCCTGGATTTTTCCCTCTTTTTGTTTTTATAACATTGTATCCATCTATTTCGGCTACAATAAAAAACTGCTTGTCTGTATTAAAAGATTGTATATTACCACAATCTGTGTTAGCATACGAAGAATCGTAAGAATCTGTTTTTGTACAGGTAATAGATGCTCCTAGTAGTTCTCTCTCGTTATCCGATAGCCATTCTATACTATCTTCTAGACTATAAGATGGGTTTTCTAGTTGATTAATAAGAGATAAAACCTTTTGTTGTCTTGGTTTGCTTACCTTTTGGGTTAGTAAAAATCTCAGAATATTTTTTAGCTCTGTATTTTTTATTTCGCTTTGTAGACATATAGCTATTTCTTTATTGGTTAATTCGGAAACCATTATATATTCATGCAACATTTTATTTCTAGATATTTTATAATAGTCTAAAGCCCCAGAAGATATTAGTGCTTTTGCGGCGGTACTGTTAATATTTAGTAGAACCTCAAATAGCATATTCAACCAAGCATACTGATAAAGATCTTTATCTTTGATTAGATCAAACAATTTAATAAATACCGCATCTCCAAGACCTTTTATATTGGTCAAACCAAAGTATATCTTTGTATCATTAATAACAAAGTCCTTATTCTTTAATCTCAGATCTGGACCAAAGACATAGATCCCCATCGTTTTTGCGTTAATAATCAACTCTAATATTTCTTCGTGTGGCTTAATTTTATCTTTTGCTAATCTTAAATACGATAAGAAAAAGACTAATGGAAAATGAGCCTTTGCGAACGCAGAGATATAAGCATTAACAGCATAGCTTACCGCATGACTCTTATTAAAAGAATATCTTTGGCTTTTTTCTATCCATCCGAATATCTGCTCTGCCTCATCAACAGAAACCTTATTTATCTTTTTACAGCCGTCAATGAATTTATTTTTGATTTTTGCCATTTCTTCTGGCCTTTTCTTGCCAATGGCTTTTCTAAGCATATCTGCTTCTTGCAAATTAAAACCGGCTATATCTTTAGCTATTTCCATAGCCTGTTCCTGATAGACCATTTCTCCATAAGTGTTTTTTAGTATAGGCTCAAGAGCCTCATTAAAATAATCTATAGATTCTGATCCATTTTTTTTGTCTATAAAATGATTACTTACGCTTTTTCCTTCCCTAAAAGCCTCTAAGCATCCCGGCCTCATAATACTAATCAACGCAGATAATTGTTCTATATTTTCTGGTTTTAGTTTTTTTGACATACTTTGTCCAAGTCGAGACTCTAACTGAAATACTCCTTTTGTATTTCCGTCTGCTAGAAGGTCCCAAGTTTTTACACAATCAAAATTTATATCGTTTGTGTCGTAAATGATCTTATTTCGGTCTTCGGAATCTGATATTCTAAAAGAACATCCACACTCATACTTAGCTAGCATTAGTAAAAGATCCTTTGAACTTAATCTTTGACGATAAATTTCTATGTAGTCTTAAAAATCTTATAAGGATATTTGCGGAATCTATAACGTCCTTCACAGCATCATGCGCTCCTTCTTTATCTATCCCTAAGAAATCTCGAACATTATCTAATGAATAGCTTTTTATATCTAAATTTTCAAACCAATAAAATACTAAATTCATAATATCTATTACGTCTCTAGGATAAAAAAGATTAGATACATTCTCTTTTGTCTCTAGATTTTTATATTTTTCTGATAGTCTGTTTATAATTTTTAAATCAAACCTATTGATATTGTATCCAGCGGCTATTGGAGCAGAAAACATATTTTTCTTTTTCCTGCCACCGCAATGGTATTTTTCTAAATAGTTTATAAACGATGTCCAAGATATTTCTTGAGAAGGATATTCTTGCCATTGTTTATATATCTCTTCTTGAGAACATCCTTTTACTCTAGAATGAAAATCAATAATATCTGTTGTATATTGATAATCTGGATCTTTTTCTATTACCTCTGGCTTGAAAAAGACATTAAACTCTGATCCTGGTATAATATCAAGTTTAATCGGATCTACAATAACAGCAGATAACTGAACCGGACTACAGACATACGGATCTGATCCGTCGGTTTCAAAGTCGAATACGCAAATTTTTTTGGTTAACATATTTAGTTTTGAGCAATTCTTTCTACTTCGTCCAGTGGCTTCACAACAATCTTAGATCCGTCGCTAGAAGATTGAGCATTCTCTTTAATCTTGCAACAACTAAGTTTAACTTCAGGAATTTTTTGATATTCTAGATTGTTCATTTTAAATTTTTCTCCAACAGCAAGCTCATGAAACTTCATAATTATAGTCCCTCCGTTTTTAAGTATTCTGAAATAAACATAATTTTATCTAACATAGCAACACCTAAAATATCGAATTTAACAACACCGATATTTTCTAGATCTTCCATTTCCATACCAGCTATTTTTGTTTCGCTTTTGGTATCATATATCATTGGACAAATATCTGATAGGTTTTCATCAGCTATTGCAACCCCAGCGGCATGTTTTGACTGGTTCACCTTGGTGCCCTCTAATCTTATAGCCTGTTCAAATCGCTTGGCAAGAGGCCCTTGTAGTTCATTATTATCGTCAATAAAGCACCAATCTTTAAGTTTGTCGGACTCGTTTTCTAACGACCATCTTATGATAGAAGCTTCTCCAGTTTCATCTTTCATTTCTTGTAGTTCGTCAGCAATTTTTGCTTCGTCCGGAATATTTTTTGTAATTTTATTCATTTCATCAAAACCTATATTCCCATAGACTCTTAATACATCTTTTATAGCGCCTCTACCTTTGATGGTATTAAAAGTAACCATTTGAGAAACTTGGTTTTGCCCATATTTATTTTTGATATAGTCTATAATGTTTTCTCTTTTTTCTATAGGAACGTCCACATCAATATCTGGCATACTAACTCGGTCACTAGTGTTGCGTCCGGAGTTGTAAAATCTATCAAAAAGTAAACTATATTTTATTGGATCAATACTAGTTATTCCTATTAAGTAAGAAACAAGACATCCAGCGGCACTACCTCTTCCTGGACCTGGAAGCCAATTGCTATTTCTAATATATCGCACAATATCTTGTACTATTAGAAAGTAACTACTCAACCCAGCCCCTTGTAAAATTCCTAGTTCATACTTAATTCTATCAACATATTCTTCTTGTTTTTCCTTTGTTATGAAATTAGCTATCTTATCTTTCCAGCCATCTCTACATAATTGTCTTAAAAATTCGTCTGGATTAGGCTTACAATCAAAAGGAGGTAGCTTTGGACGGCTTGTAATATCATATTCTTCACACATATCAGCAATTAATTGAGTATTAGCAATCTCTTCTTCTGTGTGCATATCCGACATCTCTTCTTGAGATAAAATATGAAAGTTGTCAGAATTAAAGAAACAACCCAATGGAACATCTTGATTATTTGCTATTTTTCTGCTTATATCAGGCAGTGTTGTTTTTAAGTTATTACAAAGCAATATTCTTTGATCAGAGGCATCCTCTTTTTTCGCATAATGAGCATCTGGTGTGCATATTACTTTAGTATCTGTAATCTTGCCAAGTTCTCTTATTACATCTGTTAAGTTTTTTTGTATTGGAGTATTAACCACATCCATTAATTGTGCTTCTAGAAAAAAATTATCATTACCAAAGATATTCTTTAATTTGTTAACAATTGAACTACCAATATTTTTCCAATCGGGATTAATCTTATCGTTATCAATTATTTTATCCGCAACAAGAGAGCCTAGGTGTCCACAAAATCCTATAAGATTACCATCTATAAATCTTGCCAGATTATTTAAATCTAGTCTTGGCTTATGATAAAAAAAATCGGGCCTATTAGATTCTGACACAAGACTAATTAATTTTTTCCAACCTTTTATATTTTTGGCCAAAATAAGAAAGTGTGTGAGACTTTTATTGTCTTTGGTTTGATCTGTTGCGTCTTTGTCACACAAATAGATCTCACAACCAAGAATTGGTTTTACTCCAACTTTAGTCATCGCCTTATGAAATTTAATTGCTCCGGCTATATTTCCGTGATCTGTTAATGCACATGCTTTAGCTTCAATATCAACACATCGGGACGCAATCTGTGATGGTTTTGAAAGACCATCAAGCAAAGAATACATTGAGTGACAATGTAACGGATTATATTTCATTCTATTGATCCTGGGGCTTTATATTTACCAAAGTTATGTTGTGGGTTTTTATATTCAGATATTACCTGATCTATCCCTTTGATTTCGATTTCGTGTTTAACCTGTTCACATTTTGTCATATTATAGCCAATGTTACAGGGTTGGTTATCTCTGTACTCGACAATGGGTTTTATATTACTGTTGTCTTCAAAAGTGGTTTTACCAAAATGACAAAGCTTACTACACATCCATGTTTTATGTAGTCTTGGCTTTTTTGTCTTTTTTATAATCTCAAACTTATTTCTTAACATATTTTCTGTTCTAGCAAGATCGCTCTTATCAAACATTATTGAAAACGGACCACCATCATTGATAAAGTAAATTGTAACTATGATATGGTCGTATTCTGGAAATATTTGACTTATAGCATAGTGATATATCATTAACTGTGGATCGTTTTGTAGTTTTGCGTGAGTTTTTTCTTGTCCTGTTGCCCAGTCCAGCCTTTTGCCTGTTTTCCAGTCTATGACTTCTATAGTATTATCGTCGATCCTGGTGATCAAGTCAATAGTGCCTTTTAAAGCCAAATTTCCATCCAGATCTCCTTCGTCAGTTTTATAACTATATTTTGACCAAGGTTTATCTATAACTATATCAAAATGTTGTTCTGGTTGAAGAATTTGTCTATTTCTTGGATCAAACATGCCACCATTAAAATCAATTACTTTTTGACACCATAGTTTACAATCAGAGAAGTCTTTGCTTGACCATTCGTGATGACCAAATTGTTTGGTATAAAAATCATAAACTTGTTCTATGATATCGTTTAAAGAATAGTTCTGTGTATCAATCTCTTTTAAAATATCATCAACAATTTTACTTTTTTTATTTTGCTGTGCTAGTTTAATATCTGCTAAAACTTCTAAAACTTTATGTACTATAGTACCTTTGTCTGCTTTTTTATTTGAAGGGCCACGCCACCCAAGTACATATTCCATAAAATATTGCTGTTCACACATATTATGTGTGTTAAAAGAACTACTTCTAAAATATGTGATTATAATGGTACTATTCCTTTATGTTTTAAAAATTCTAAAATTATATTGTTTTGATCAGCTATTCCCAACACATTATTGTGTAAAACTAAATCAAAATTGTCATGATCATAGTTGTGCGTATCAAGAGAAGTTTCACTATCATGATCAGAATTATATGGATTTCTCATAAGCTTTATAACTAATCCACCAGCAGATTTAATCGATTCTACTTCATTAGGAAATCTACAATCAGCAATTATGGCTAGTTTTGATTTTTCTTGATTAATTCTATTGATTGTTGCGTTAGTCCAAACATCTGTTTTCATTTTTCTAAAGATATCTGTTCCAATAAATTGCATTACTTCTCGTGCTGTGAGACTTTTGCCATCCCATTGAATATTTGTAATAGTATTTTTATCTATATCTTCCCCATAACATTGTTCATAAGTTAAACCTAGTATATTCATGCAGATATCTTTTTTAAGAGGATCCGCAAAATTATATATTTTAGCACTATTAAGTATTCCATTAAAATAACTTAGAACAAATTCTGAGCAGGTAGTTTTACCAGATTGTTTTCTTCCGGCAAAACCTAATATCATAGTCATACGTATGCCTTTATTTCTTTGTTAATTTCTTCTTCCGACATTTCGGCTATATCTGGTTTACTAATATTTAGATTCATAATATTGTATGTATTTTTGCATTTATCTTTTATAAGAGATGCGGCTTTTTGACCAGCATCATCATTATCCATTATGGTAATAATAGTCATAGCGCCAGAACCATCCAATAACATTTTTTGTCTATCGCTCAAATTTGCCCCAAACAGAGCAACAGAGTTTTGTATTCCACATTCTTCTAGACGCCAAACATTGCCTGGACTTTCTACTAAGATTACTTTTGTGGTTTCAAGAATTTTGGTTTTTGCAAACCATATGTTGTATAAATGGTTTTGACTTTTGAATTGGTAGTTGTGTTTCCATTTTGGAAATTTCCATCTATCTTCTTCAGATGGACAGGAATTATTTTCGTCATGATATGATTCACATAAAGAGCATTTGTTAAAAATGCTACGACCAGTACAACCAACCATATATTTATGATCAATGTCGTAGATAGGTGCGACAGCACGATTATACATTTCTTTTTCTTTTTTGTCACAGAGTCCTACGTCGTATTTATCTAAAATTTTTGAACTAAATCCCCTGTTTATAAAATACTGAGCAGGAATTATTAATGATTTTCTTATACTGCTTCGACTAATTTGTGAAACATAATCAATATCTTTTTGTGTAATATGACTTATTGCAGAAGAGAATCTATTTTTCTCTTTTTGGGTTTTAGATATTTTTATGTTCTTTAAATCGTCTCCAAGAAATTTTTCTATGAATTCCATAGTTTCTTGAAAACCTACGCTTTTATTTGTGTTATTTTCCCAATTATGTTTTTTATTCGACAAAACACCACGAATAAATCCAATTATAGATGCTTTGAAATATCTTTCACAATTGTGTGTTCTACACTTCCAATTGCCTCTATACGTATCTCCATCTGGATATAGATTAAAAGCGCTCTTATTGTCTCCATTATGTATTGGACAACATCCAACATACATCTTACCATTATGATGTACATCGTCTATAGATAAGACCTCAAATAAAGATTCTATCTTATCACATAAGCTATCGCATATAACCTTTAATTGGTCCTGATCATATGAACGGGATGTTTTTGCTGTCTGGTTCATTTTCGATTGTAAAGTCATTACCATTATTATTTTTGCTCCCAATATTATTAGCTATTTCTAATTTTGTTCTACCTTCTGTAATTTTTGCACACCAACCCTTCATATGACAGTTAATATAATCATTGTCATCAAGACCGCCGCCATGACGGCTTATGATTGGAACCAATTTTCTATTACCTTCATTCGGACCATCTTCTGCTATTTCGTCATCACTTTTGCGTTTAAAAATTGTAAAATTACTACATAGCCAGATAATTCTATCTGATCCACTAGCAGTATCTGTACTTTCTTTTGTAATACCGTCTCTATTAAGCTGAACAAAAGCAACAATAGGAACCTTATATCTTGTGGCAAAATTGTGCAAGGCGGTCATCATGAAGCCTAAGACTTGATATTCTTTTAAGTCCTGGCTCATACCTTGAGTATCCATAAGTTTAAGATAGTCATAAAATATTACGCAGGGTTTTGCCGATCCATCATCTTCTAAACCAACGTCTTTAACTATCCATCTGCGCATTAAGGCTAATTGTTCTTCAAATGGTTTACCAGCAATAGACTTATAATATATTTTTGATTGCTTCAACATATCAACAGCTTTATCTATTTTAGATTTTTTATCTTGAGAATTTGCAAATTTTCCAGTTTCAATAGAGTTTATTTCTGTTTCTGTTATCATAGCTAATAATCTATTAATATGGTCTTCTTTGGTCATTTCTGTATCTAGATTAAGAACAGGTATCCCTAGTGTCGATACATGCCACCCCATATTGTCTACTAATAGAGTTTTTCCTGTTTTGGGTCTAGCCGCTATAACATTCACAGTGCTTCTTCTTAATCCTCCACCTATAGCACTATCATATACTGGAAATCCTGTTGGAATACCAACTTGATCAATAGGATTATCAATAAGGTTTTGTATATATTCGGATATACCATCGCCCATAAATACAGGATTGTTGTCTGTATCATTAATTAATGAAGTAAAATCGAAAACAGTATCTTCGGCTATAGCCAAGATAGAAGACACAGGTTCGCTACCATTAACATCTAAGAGTTTTTCTTTCGCTGCTTCAAGTTGTTCATGTAATAGTCTGGCTATTTGTAGTTTTTTGATTTTTGCAGCAAACTTAGGTATATTTTCTCTGTTTACTGGAAAGTCTAGAATAGCTTTTAAGTGTTGGCTTTCTTCTTTTTTCAAAAGAACGTGAGAAACGCCTATTTCTTGTGCGGCCGAATATATAGAAGCTATATCAATGGAAGAAGATTCTTGCTTATCACATATATGCTTTATACAACTATATATTATCTTATTACTATCAATAGTAAATGATGAGTCTTGTAAAATATCTGCTACGTCTAGATATACAGACTCACCATATCTACAAATTCCAGAAAGAACAGCCCTTTCTGCGGATGGATCAGCCAAAATCATTTTCAATTAACCTCCAGCGGAGCCAGAACATTTGTTACATTTATATCTGTCTATGGAATCAACTATCAGATTTGGACTAACCTTCTCTTTTTTACCACACACGCGACACGTTGTTTCAACAGCCTCAAATTTTCTAGTTCTCGGTGTTGGAGCATTGACAGAAAGCTTTTTATCTATTTCAATATCTTCTTTGTGCATCTTAGATTCTGGCATACTTAAAAACTTATTGTTGCTTTGTGTGCTTTTACTAGATCGTGTTTTTGTTTTTATATTTGGAGAAAAGTCTTCTGTTGTTTTTTCTTGGGGTAATAGACTTTCTAATAAAGATATTAATTGTTTAATTTGTTCGGGGTCTTTAAAATTAAGATCCATGTTTAACCTTCATTCTTTGAATTGATAATATAATATCGGATAAATTTTTAATCGAAGAGGAAATATATGTCAGCCTATCTGATCTTTGTTTAGCGTATTTTTTTATTTTGTTTAATGCTGATGCTTTTTCGTTATGCTTAATAGCCTGTGGAGCCTTTTCTATATAGCCATAACCTTTATAATTATTAATCTCATCGGCTATGGTTTCTTTAAGTGTCTCATCAGCCCAATTGAATCTAGCCAATTCTCTATTTATAGTTCTTTGAATGTGGAAAGAAAACTGGCCTAGCCTATAAGATATTTGAGCACAGTCTTCCGGAGTTAATTTTTCTAATACGTTTCTATCCATTGTTAGGTATTGATTAAGTTCTTCTTCTGGCAAAACCTTTGGATTATATTGTGGCAGTCCTAGAGTGGTTTCATATTCATCTAATACTTTGTCCCAATAATTTATTTGATCTGAAGATGTGCTTTTAGTTTCTGTTGTCACTTGATATCCTTTCGACCCATTGTTCCTCTGATTCGTGATGAGGTAGTTCTATATACTGAATATTGTTAATTTCGCACCATTCTTTTTTCTCTCTGTCTCTTTTTTGAGACTTTATAAAACCCAATTGGTTGTTATGATAAAAGGCCACAAATTTATAGTGTTGTTCACCATGAACTTCAATCGCTGTTTTCAACATAGGTATATAAAAGTCCAGAAAATAACTTTCTGATTTTTTAACAGGTATGGGTATTTCCTCTAGTATTTGCAGTGTTGGAAATTTATTTTTCAAAATTTGTCTTGCCGAGATATGTAAAGACGACTTGTTCTCTAGTTTAGCATGAGCGAAATGTCCTGTCAACTGCCAATTTTGTATCTGTCCATCTAAGGTCTTTACTTGCACTTAACACCCATTGTTTCTTTAACTGATTTTTCTAATGAGGAATATTTTTCAGGATTGTCTACGAAATATTGACGTAGTTTTTCCATGCCTTGAAATTTTTCTGACTCATAAGTATACCAAGCTCCACCCTTATTTATTAATCCTACATCGACAGCAAAACTTATAAGTTCTGTGTGCTTGTCGATTCCCTGACCATATCTGATATATGACGTTATAGAGCCTCCCGGCGGTCCCAAAGCAGAACATAGAACTTGCCACTCTATCTCTTGACCTATTTGTGTACTATCGGCACTTAATGTCCAAGGCTTGAATGTTTTTGCCCTAAGTTTAATATCTGTCTGATAAGCAATAGCCTGACCACTCTTTTCTTTAAATTCTGCACCATATCCTGTTGGATTACCCATTAAATGAGTAATGCCAATAACTATATTTTTATTTACTGGAATAACATTAGCAACCTTACGACAAAACTTTGCAAGTAATTTTGCTCCGTCTGCTCTTTGCATCTTATCCATATCGCTTGTAATTTCTGCTTCAGTACACAGAGCAGAATATGAGTCAATTATTACAACACTTCCAGGAATCTCATTAATGATTCTTTCAGCTATTTGTAAGTATTCTTCTGCGTGTAATATTTTCCCTTGTTGACTACCTATCACATGAAACCTAGAAAGATCCAATCCGGGTATCCCTTCTAGGTCACGCTTTTTTAATCTACCTTCGATATTTAGGTAGTACACTTCCCGACCTTCTTTAAAAGATCCGTGAGCATATTGTTTTTGTTGTGCTGTTGCTGCAAAGTCTAGGCTTGTTGTGGTCTTGCCACACTTAGGTTGTCCGGTCAATACAACAAAACTTCCTTCTGGGATTCCGCCATTCAAGACTATATCTAACGATGGACTTATTGGTATAATTAATGTTTTTTTATCAACAATAGCATTACCATTTAGAATAATGTCGGAACCAAATTGTTTAGTAACATCATCCTTTAGTTTAACACTCATTCAAGTTCCTTTAATTTAGACAGTACTGATGACTTATTTTTTCTTTGTTCGAACTTTTTATCTGACCTATCATACTCTTTTGATAAAATAGTATTCTGGTTAGAAAGCTGTTCCTGCTCGTATTCTATGATAGGTATTAGATGTGGCGCACGCAAAGAAAAGATTCTAGATGCTTTTGGATTCTGTAGCGCTTTGATAATTGCTTGTTCTGAATATTTCTTAACAAGTTTATTGGCCGTTGCTATTTGATCTCTATAAAATTTTGACCATTCCTTATTTGTCCAAAATCTAAAATATAGATCTTTTTTATCTATTTTAGCTTTATTCTCACATATAATTTCTGTAATATATTGTTGAGCAGTTACGGTTTTTCCGTTAGAATATCTTGATGAATATTTCATTTATTGTTGTTGGGCCTATAGATAGCATTTCTGGTTGTTCGAGAAGTGCTATCTGTTTCCATAGTTTGTCGGTGAGCATCATTTATTTCTGATGCGGCTTTAGTCATAATAGCAACATTATTTATTCCTTTTGCTGCTGTTTGTGTAATCATTAAATCCTTGCTGTTAACTTTTGATGATGTTGTTTTAATAGCATCAGATCTTTCAGAGTCTCTTTTAGATAAGACATCCCTTACTTCTTTAGTAGAAATTTTGATTTTCTTGCCTATGTCAGCAGCAGACAAACCCGTATCTGCTAGATGATATATAGCAAATATTTGTGTTTCGTTTACTTCTTGATTTTTTTCTGATTTATTCATGATAGTTCCCTTTCCGCATTGTTTAACCATGCCATATTTTTTGTTCGTAAAAAATTTAGATACATACTAAACACCTTATTGTTGACTCTTGTAAATGAGTATTCTTCCTTACCAATTTTTGATAAAAACTTATTTTGTCTTCCTTCTGAGTATAGTCCAATAGGATTGAAAATTTTCCCATAAGTACCAACTTTCAAATAAAAATGTTCATCCTCATTACCATGTCTAATATAAGCTAGGCATTTTTTCTTATCTTGGATCAATGGATTTCCATCGTTGTCCAAGTCTTCGTGAGAACCAAATATTGTATAGTATGTATAGTTATATTCTTCTGGCGTCTTAGACTTATCTACTTTAAACATATCATCCATTTTTTAGTTTCCTTCTTTTCTTTGTGTTGCTTATTCCTGGCCACTTTGGTTTTTCTGGTTTTTTAATTCTGCCCATTCCAGAAGGCAAATCTTTTTCTATTTGTTCATCTCTATACGAGTTATGTTTCTTGTGCAGGCTCATCTTCTCATCGTCGCTCATTTTTTCTGCGTTTCTCAAGGCCAAATCCCCAATTGTTTTCAACTCCGTATCGCTTTTTTTAACAGATGCTGATTGTGTGGCAACATCTAAAGCATAGAGACGCTGGGTATTGGCTTTATTACAGTGTATACACGATGGTTTATCGTTATAGTCTTTGATATAGAAAAATAATTCAAAATTTTTTTTACAGTTTAGACATTCGTATGAGTATGTTGGCATGTTATTTCTTTATAAGATTCTGGTATATAGATAAGCCACTCTTGTGGTACTCTGTCCTTTATAGTAGATAAATATGACGATATCGGCAAGAACTTTATATTTTTTTGTGGCTTGCTTGGCAATTTTTTAAGTGGCATATTTGCTTGTGTTGGTGTTCTATTACCCTTTTTTCTATTACATTCGATACAGGCTGTTACTATATTTGTCCAATTTGTTGGAGAGCCATTATTATCTAACCATTTTGATTTGGGAATAACATGATCATATGTTAAATCTTTAAAAGAATAAATAATATCACAATACTGACAAGTATAATTATCTCTTATATAGATATTTTTACGAGAAAATGTGATAGAAGAATTATTGATTCTAAAAAATCTTTTTGTTCTTGCTACTGCTGGTATAGGATATTTTTTATTAACACCATTGATGTGGTCGTTTTTAAAAAAATCAATTATCTCTATTCCATATGTTATATCACATTCTGATCTAAAAGACCATACAATAGCCTTTTTCCACGAAATGATAGACAATGGAGAATAGTCAGAGTTTAGCAATAAACATTTACTATTCCGGTTTTCTGTTTTCATACGAATCTAGCCGTGTTAAAATTTTACCAATAATAGGATTTCTAATTATATCTTGATTGAATAATTCACTAATTCCGATTTGATCGACACCGTATAGGGCTCCAATTAAATCTATAAAGCCACCACGCATACTTCTGTGAAGATCTGACTGGCTAACGTCGCCGGTCAATACCATTTTACTTTCATTTCCAATACGTGTCAACAACATTTTTAGTTGATCATACGAAGCGTTTTGACACTCATCTGCTACTATAAAGGAGTTATGAAAATTACGTCCTCTCATTAATCCAAGAGGTACTATTTCAATCTTATTATTTAATTTCAGACTTGCGTAATGACTCATTGGTATAAAATGACAAATTTCATCCAGTATAGGCAATAAGTATGGGTGTAACTTTTCTTCTGCTGTTCCCGGCAAATATCCAATTTTTTCTCCGCTTTCTACTACCGGTCTGGTAATAACAATCTTTTTTACTTTTTCTTCCAAAAGATGTTCTAAAGCCATTCCAACAGCAATATGTGTTTTACCACTACCAGCAACACCCTGACAAAATGTTATGGTGTTTTCTGCTACTGTTCTGATATATTCTTTTTGATTATCTGTTCTTGGTTTTAATCTATTTCTATAGATCATACCATTTGGTTGGATATCATTTGTAGCGTCTAGTACTTTTGGTCTTTTTTTATTATTTTTATTATTTTTTCTCAATGGTTATCTCCACTGGTAATAGTTAAATTAGACACGCGCCGCCAGCACAACTAATCTCTTCTATTCCTAGTGTATTGTCCTCTGTTTCTAGAAGTTGTGTGTAATCAACTCGCTTGAAAGTATTGTAAAGATCACAATATATTTTCCAATTATAAACATCTTTCATACAGTATGTTAATCGTCTTATATCTCCATTAAAGTATTTACCGGCAAAATTTTTCATTTTAGTAACAAACTTTAGTTTGGACTCATGATGATCTTTTTGGGCTTGATTGAGTGTTACATAATCACAAGCCGCCCAAAGATTATTATCAAAAGCATTTAGTGCTAGTTCAATAAGACCAGAACACCATAATGCAGCATCACCATATTCCTTTACTATTTCTCTACTAGTATAAACCGTAGTAAATGGTGCTTGTGGATAATCTTTATCTCCACTTTGAGGAATAAGGCTGATACCAGCAAAATATTTACGATTATCATAAATATATTTGGTAACATCGACCCATTCATCTGGCTTGACTGTAACTGTATTGCTAACATTATGATTTAAATATTCTTGTGTACAAATAGCCTTGTTCTTGCCAGAGTATACCCAATTTTTTTGAGTATCTTTTACAATTGACAACATTTCAACAGCAGGCAATTGATTTTTTAATTTTGACCCGTCTGGAACTTCGATTGGAAATTTGACAACCTCATCAGTATTATTGGCCGACCAACTTGATTTTTCACAAGCCTGCGGGTTATAATTTTTAAAGTGTTGGTATGGTGCCTCCAAAATATTGGCTTGTACATGCCTTATATAACGCTTGGCGTGATGTGGATGGATACCTGAACTAGTTCCCAACATACTTGATGATGTTCCTTCTGGCTTTAAACAGGTAACTCTGGCTGCTTGATTGATTCCGATTTTTTTAGCCATTTCTTTATTAGTTTCTACAGCAATTTTTGCTCCGGCTTTGAGTACTTTTTCGGACAAAATTAAATCATATTTTTCCATAATTCCGGTCAAAGAAACACCCAGTAAAGATTCTCTTTGAAAAATCTTACAACTAATTTCTCCCAAATAATCTAATTTTGTAAAACCAGCTTGTAAAGTACCAATAATAGCTGCTGCTTTGCATCTATCATAAAAATCGTTTTCATCTTCGATAGAAGAACAATTAATGGTAGATAAATTACATCCTTGCCATCCGCTTTTGCCACTTTCTTCATCAACAGGCCACATTCCAACTTCTACACAAGGATTGAATGTCATTTCTGTAGAATCGCTCCAAATAAAGCCGGGTTCTCCAAATTCTTTAACAGATTCCATAAGAGACTCAAATTGTTCGTATGTTGTTTCATCTTTTAACAATAGTGCAGAATTATTACTACGCGCTCTTTGTGGATTGTCTATATACCAATTTCCAGTTTTTGCTTTAGCCATTTCTTCATCGTCTGGACTAAATAAAGCCAAACTTGCAGAACGTCTTACTCCGCCACTTAATACAGCATCGCTACTGTGCATAACAATATCATACGCATCAATTGGACGAAGTTTTTTCTGACCATTAGCAACACAACGATCTAGTAAAGTTCTAATTTTTTCTAGCCCCTTGGCTAATGGTTCAAATCCTGGGGCTTTGCCTACGCCAGAACTGAGATTAGATCCTTGAGGTCTAATATTACTATAGTCAAATAAAATATGACAATTTTTATATTGCTTATATTCATCTATTGGTTTACTAAAATAACTACTAAGTAGAACTCCGAGAGCATCCGCCCAACCTTCGATACTATCTTCTATAACATAGACAGTACCTTTATCTTGTGGTGGATCATGTTCTAGTGTTGGTAATTTGGCAACATGGTGCTTTTGTACACTAAAACCAGTGCCACTACCACAAAGCAATAACCAAAAACATTCCTGAAAAAATCTTAGTCTATCACAATATGAACTTGTGCAATTATATATTTTAGCATGTCTTTTTAGGATAGGATCTCCACCAAATTGCAAACCTCTTTGGCTTCCTAAAACCTTTTTTTTGTACATCATGTCGTACGCCCAATTAATATCTTCTGATATATTTTTATCAACATACATTGTGTGCATCAT